ATGATACCCGATGTAGTCAAGGAATACATCGCAAAGCATGGATCAAATACTGGTTTCAATGCCAGACGTGCTGTGCGGGATGCCCTTAAAAATGGTAATATCTCGCTTGCTGGTTTCACAGCAGATATGTTAGATTATTGATTTAACATCCCCTTTACAATTCTAAATGGATAACAAAGCTATTTCACAGCCTGTCTTGATAACGGGAAGTTATCTGGACGGGCTTTTTGTGGTGCATTTAATAGCAATTTCTAATAATCAACTCGGAGGGAAAAAAATGAAATCTCTATTACTCAATCCAAAGATGATCAGCTTTCTTTGTATCATATCCCTTTACATTATCTACCGAATAATCAACTATTTTACCAGAGCAAAACATCCATTATCGTTCTGCTCTACAAAGGAGTATAGAAAGAGATGAAAGTTGATTATACTCACGTATCAAAGGTGCTATCCGATGCTGATCGGATGACCCATGACTATCTGGATGGGAAGATGACCCAACTTAGTTCAAACACCAATCGCCTCCTTAATTCGGAGGCTAAGGCAAAGTGGTGGGATACTATCTATCATGATGTATCCACTGGGATAATCCCAGCGGAGAAAGGGATTGACTCGGTTTCTCATGCTTGGGAAACAGGATATATTACTTCTATTGACAAAGTGGAGTATACCCACATCCTTTATCACTTTGTAAAGTCGCATATCCATATCCAGCGAGGATATACTCTGCTGATGCCAAATATATCTAATATTGCGGCGATCAGACAAATGCTATCCTTTATGATCTCGGTTGAGCCGATACTTCATAAAGAACAGCATGACAAATTCCAATCTCTTCTCGATGACCCGCCTGATGATCTTACCCTCCCTTTACTTCGGTGGCAGATTCAGTGCTGTATTGACGGTTATGCAAACAGTAAAGGATATGAACTTGGGTGGAAGGATGGCAAACTGATCTTTGGTAAAGGAGGTGACTTTGATGCTGATTAAATTTTTAGATGGTTCAAAAAAAGAACTTGGGAATCTTGAAGGTGCAGATCTTCAAAGTGCAAATCTTGAAGGTGCATATCTTCAAAGTGCAAATCTTCGATATGCAAATCTTGAAGGTGCAGATCTTCGATATGCAAATCTTGAAGGTGCAAATCTTCGATATGCAAATCTTGAAGGTGCAAATCTTCGAAGTGCAAATCTTCGATATGCAAATCTTGAAGGTGCAAATCTTCGAAGTGCAGATCTTCAACATGCAAATCTTGAAGGTGCAGATCTTCGATATGCAGATCTTCGATATGCAGATCTTGAAGATGCAAATCTTGAAGGTGCAGATCTTGAAGGTGCAGATCTTCAACATGCAGATCTTGAAGGTGCAGATCTTCAAAGTGCAAATCTTCAAAGTGCAAATATTCGAGGTGCAAATCTTCAACGTGCAAATCTTCGAGGTGCAGATCTTCAACATGCAAATCTTGACTTTTCATGTTGGTCGCTTTCATGTAATTCATTCTATGCAAGAGTTGATACAGAATTTGCCAAACAGTTACTATATCATGTATCGAGATTAGATTTTGAAGATACCGAAGGAATTAAAGATGCGATCAGATCCTTCTCCAATTCGGCATCGTTAAGAATGAGGCATAATCTTCCAGAAGTGTAGAAAGGAGATGGAAAAATGAATCTAAGCAAGGAAACATGGGAATTAATAGTAGAGGGGTTGCAAGACAAAATTCAAGTGGTAGAGGGTTTAGTGAACTACCACTTTGAAACTGCTGGCAAAAGACTAACAGAGATTGAATCTTTAAGGAAAGACCTCATTGATAAGTGCAACGAAGTCACGGAACTCAAGTCAAGACTTCGTGTCTATGAAAAACGTGACAAGGTGGAACACTTCATAAAGCAGATGGGGCGGAGATACAATCCAAGTGCGACAGGGATCGGATGGTCTTGGATTTCTCTATTCTACTCCCTTTACCCATCAGCCGATCCCGCCCAATTTAGAATAAGAGGTAGAGCCAAACAGGAGATAATTAACCTACTCCGAAGTGGCGAACTTGTTGTTTATGATGACGGAGAAACAATAGGTAAACCCTGACTGACTATAAAATCAAATAGCCGACCGAAGTGTCGGCTTTAACTGCTAGAATAATCAACTTTTACTGGAGGTGATATAAATGATAGATATAGGAATTATACTGCACGAACTCGAAGATAAGATTATTACTACAAATAATCTAGTAGTGTCGGTAATTCAATCTTTGGATGATGCAACAAGAAGAGTAGTGGATATCAAGTTCTATACAAAGGTCGCACTTGACACAATCAATATAGCCGAACTCGGCAAGCGAAGAGAACTCGCCGTGCAACAAACGGTGAGACTGTTTGACATCATTTCAAAGCCAGACATCTCATTGACTATTGATGAGTTAGAACTAACACAGCAACAGAAAGATATGATCTATGGATACATACTCGAAGGAGGAGATAGGGTATGAAATTATATATTTGGGAAACTGAAAAAGAGGTAATAATCTGTTTAGCTGATTCACTAAAATCAGCACGAATCGAAGTTTTCTATGCCTATCCCGAATTAAGGAAGATTACAAGCAACGCCAAGCCATCTATATTCAACAGCACCGCATCGGTTGTTATTCCGAAAGGAGACAAAGAATGATCCACGTGAGAGTTAAAGACACAGGGCGTATGCCGAGTATCGCCATTGGTGGTGCTTTATCTTCTTTAGACATTCGACAACTTCAATCAATCGGAGCCGTCCATCGTAGCCGTGACTATGAAGAGAATAAAGGGAATGACATATTCTACTACGGTAAACCTCATCACGAACTGCCCTTGCCTATCGCAAAGCGACTATTCGAGGTAAATGGAATAGGTGAGAATAAGCACTTCCCGCCAGACTTCATGTCTAAGTGGCAGGAATACATCTGCCCTTTATCTCTCTCGGAGGACGAATCTCAAACAGGACGAGATCTGCGGTTAAAACTCCGAAACTTCTATGTTGATGAGGATGCCGTCTCCCTTTACAAAAAATGGGAGTTATTCGAGAAGAAACTCAAGTTGCTTAAAGAGAACAACGAAGAGTTGATCAACAACATCTTATCCTACAACCACATAGACGATTCGTTCTTTGCGAGAACTCCGAAGATACATCAGAAAGCTGGCATAGCGTTCTTCTTATTGTGTAACTTCTACGGAGTGAATCATATTCTCCTGTTTGACGAGATGAGAACAGGAAAAACTCTACAAGCGATCAACATTGCCAGAATACTCATCGAGCAGAAGAAGATTGATGGTTGCCTGATAATAGTCCCGAACACTATAAAGAGAGTATGGGAAAAGGAATTATTATTAGACGCACCTGTGCAGGGTTGTTTTTCTTTAATTATTGAGGGATCAAAGGCTGAAAAGAAATCTAAATGGGAACAGCGTGCCTATTTCCATATTGTCAACTATGAATCTGCGAGAGCAGATCTCGATTATATGCTTGAATATGACCAGTTTATGAGCTCTGGTAGCGGATACATGCTGATCTGTGACGAGGCTCACAAGATCAAAAATCCAGAGAGTCTGCAGGCAAAGGCTGTTATGAAACTCCACCCGAAATACTCTGTATTGATGACTGGGACACCAGTCGCAAATAGACCAGAAGATGCGTTTACTATGGCTGATTTTGTAAGTCCAGGGATTCTCGGTGGCAACATATTTGAGTTTATGGATAACTTCGCAGTCAGGGGCGGTTATTCTGGTAAAGAGATAATCCGTTACGAAAACTTAGATGAAGTAAGATATAGGTTGGCTCGTTTATCAATGCGTAGGTTGCGTAAAGATATAATGTTTGATCAGAAGATCAGACAAACAAGAACTGGAGAACTGGAGGGGTCTCAAAAGCAATCCTACGAACAGATGAGGGATCAGTTATTTGTTGAGCTTCTATCGGAGTTCGGTGATCTCAAAGGAATACGTGCAAGGAATAAACTTGTGCAAACGCTACGACTATCACAGATATGTGACGGTTATCTATCTGATAACCCATCTAATAATCACTGGCTAAAGGAAAACTGGAAATTCAGGGAGATTGACGAATTTCTAGAGGAATACTTGGATGACATCGGTAAAGTCGTTCTCTGGTCACGCTTTGTTCCTGTGGTTAAATCCCTTTACAATCGGTATGAAAAGTATGGCTCGGTATATATTTGCGGAGAGGTAAAGGATACACCATCAAATCCTGCGAGAACCGCCGCTATGTATAAATTCCAGAATGATCCTAACTGTAGAGTGATGGTCGCACAGATAAACTCGGCAGGATTGGGTCTTGGATTTCAGCCAGCAACATTCGCTATATTTATTGACAAGTGGTGGAGTCCCTCTGCTAACGGTCAAGCGGAGGATCGCATACTCGGTATCAAGAATCCAGTTCCAGTAACTATCATATCTCTCGTAACGGAGGGATGCATAGACGAGAGATGGGAATATGTGCTTGAACGCAAGAAGTCTTGGGCTAATGTTATAACTGGTGATAATGAAGAAGATATGGAGATTGATCAGGATACCGATAAGGATACCCTCCTTTATCTTCTTGCACCAGAGCGTGATGCTGAAACTTACAAAAGGAGGTTAGAAGAGAAATGGAAGTGAAAATCGATCTGGATTATCTAGGAAAAATATCATTACAGAATATTATACTAGATCTTGTATGTGAACTTGATGATCTTCGGTTTAATGAACTTGATGATCTTCGGTCTAATTATGAATCATCTGTACTAGAGATAGAAAAATTAAATAAACAAAACTTCGATCTTGTTGATATTTGTGGTGCTTTGCGAGCTGAGATACAACAGCTCAAACTAAAGCAAGATGAGGTGATTAAATGACGGTTCAAATAGGAAACCACGAATTAGAGTGCGAAGTGGAGTTAATAAACCGAATTGGCAACAGGGTAATGATTATAGCCAGATATAAAGATAACACAGTAAAGGCAAACATCACATTAGAACCAGAGGAGTTAGATGAAATAGAAAAATGGAGAATCAAGTAATCTACGCAATCTATACAAATACAGGAGGAAGAGAAGCATGGAACTAAAAAAGGAACTATTCGATAACATCGGACTCGAAGATGATCTTGAGCTGGTTACAGCATCCAAACAGATTCGAGACCTAGCAGAACAATATTTTAACTTCTACGAAGAGGTCAAAGAGTTGAAGGCTCACTTGCAAGCAAGCGAAAAAATATTCGGAATGATCAAGGGTGAGTTGATCAATGCAATGGATGGTCTCGGAATGAAGAGTTACAATGGTCTAGATTCTGCAACCCTTACTCGTTCAGCAAGACAATTCATAAAGGTTGTGGACTTCAAGGGATTGTCAACTTATATTGAGGATATACTTAATGAGCCACTCGACGAGTATGGTTCTTTTAAGTTTGACAATGACAAGTTGAAACCACTTGTGGATACTGCGAAACAAAAGATGTTACGTGAGGCGATCCCTCTAGAAGAGGCGTTACCTATAGGTATAGAACTCGCTTTTACTGATATAATCAGTGTTAAAGCGAAGAAGGAGTAAATTGAAAATGGAAAATGAAGTTACACGAGTTAAGAATAACTCGCTAAATACCGAATTGGAGAACAATTCGGGTATGGCGATACTTCCAACAACAAACGATCAGGCACTCGCAGAACTCGATGCGGTTCTCGAAGACGCACTCGAAGATTCTTATGTTCCTCAGTTAATAAAGGCGGAGATAATCCACGTTACCGCATCCTTTAAGATTGAGGGATTGGCTGATATGACCAGTATGACTGGCATTGTAATCTCTGCACAGAAGAACAGGATATTCTTTCCGAAATATCCAGACAAAACGTTCAATGACAAGTTGATGACTTTATCAGAGGGAAGACCGTTCTGCTCATCGAACAACTGTGTAAAGGGAGAAGTGGCAGAGATAGACATCGAATCCAGTGGCGGTGACATTAGGTCTGCCGCAGAGATGATCAAGTCTAAACTTGCACAGGGCGGATTGATGTGCAAGTTGTGTCCTTTTTCTCAATGGAGTAGCGTAAAGGACTTTGGAACATCTGGTAAGTCGCAGGCGTGCAAGGAAATTCGCAGGCTTCTGTTCTGGCGACCAGACGTAAAGATACCGATGATTGTTTCTTTACCACCCACCTCAATCAATATCTGGGATGGCTATATGAGCAGTTTGGCTGTGGCAAACAAGCAGGCGAATAAAGTCTTCACCGAGTTGTCACTGATTCCAGTTGAATCTGGATCAAATAAGTATGCCCAAGTTAGAATGGCTTACAAGGCGGACATCAATCAAGATATACTACAACTTATGCTGAAACCTACGGTTATAGATGGCATATCTAAGTCATTTATAAAGGCAATGATTGATCTGTTCCAGCGTAGACCTATAGAGGTTGAGGATTACATGGAAACTAACGGACACACAGAATCTAATGATGGGTTTTAACTGATATTGGACGATCTGTAACCGATAGACTGCATATCTTTTATACTTTTTTCAGTGTGCATGATCTATATTCCCCCCTTTACAGATCGTCCTTTATATCTGGAGATGAGTATTATGATATTAGATGGTTTTCAGTTTGGAGTTGGATTCTTGTTAAGTATAATTATGTTTATAGTAACAGGACTAATATTACTAGAAGCATTGTCGAAGTGGAGGTGCAAATGATGGGAGTAAGGCGTTACGAAGATATAGAACAACTGTGGGCTGACCTTGAAGAGCAACGCAAACTTGCTATTGAGGCATTTAATAACTGCACTGAAAAGCAGAAAACATTAAAGGAGGGGGATATATTCGTCACATCCGCTTATGATCTGACGATACTCAACCAGATACAGACACTTGATCCTGAAGATGAACGTGAATTCGAGTATGCAAAGAGTATGGGCTATGTGATGGTTAAGGCTTGGTCAAATGCCTGTCCTGATGGCGAGATGGGATCGGTTCATAGATCACACGCTCGTTATAAGTTGGTTGATTCGGATGAGATTAAGGCAGAGTTTATACTCAATACTTTTTTGGATGTATGGGCAGGTGGCGGGGAGATAGATAAATATGATCTGCAGTGGATTAGGGATTCCAATAATCTGGAGGTGCTATTCTATGATCCCCAATACGATTGAGCAAGCGGACTACCGAGACTTTATTCCGAATATTCCAGATAGGTATATTGATTTACTACTCACTGATCCGCCTTATAATGCTTCCAACTCTGGTTTATCAGCAGATGATGGTTACAAACTAATGCATTCTGAATGGGATAAGGGTTTTGATCCATCTATCTTTGTAAATATGATAATCCCTAAGTTAAAAGATAACGGACAGATGCTGATATTCTGTAGTTATCACCTGCTTGGAGATTATCTGAGTATGCTTGGTATGGAATGGAAACAGATACTCCATTGGTATAAGACTAACTCTTTACCATCGTTGACTGGTAAGTTATATGGATTTGCTATAGAATATATTCTGTGGTATTGCAAATCAAAGGAATATACATTTAACAAAGATCAACGAGCATCTTATCTCAATGTATTTGAGGGTCAAGCGGGGTTCTATAAAGTTACAGACCACCCATGCGAGAAACCATTGTCGCTTGTAAGGCAGTTGATCCGAACACACTCTTTACCTAATGATACGGTATGCGATCTGTTTCTAGGCAGTGGAACAACCGCAGTTGCCTGCAAGGAAACGGATCGTAACTTCGTTGCTTGCGAGATCGATCCTCATTGGGTCGAAGTTTCATATAATAGACTTAAAGATGCTGGAAGGCAGGGAGAACTATTATGACAGAGGAAGAAAGATTCTGGTGCAAAATAGATAAGCGTGGCGAAGATGATTGCTGGAACTGGATAGGAAGTAAAAGAAACAATTATGGTTTGTTTTGGTATAAAGGGACAAACATTTCTGCACACCGATTTATGTATGAAATGGAGATAGATGTAATTCCAGAAAATATGTGCGTTCTACATATCTGCGATAATTCTCTATGTGTTAATCCTAAACATCTAAGGTTGGGGACTCAGCAAGATAATATTAAAGATATGGTAAACAAACACAGACAGGCAACTGGTATAAATGTATTCAAATCTAAACTTACAGAAGATGATGTTAGGTATATAAGAAATCTTTACAAGTTGGGGTTTGATCAAGGATATATTGCAGGTATGTTTGGTGGAAATCAGGGATGGATTAGTAATATAATAACTAAAAGAATATGGAAGGATGTGAAATAATGGAAGATATTAAGTATGACTGGGTAGTTGAAGATGATGCTCGGTCTTGGTGGCAGTCCTATTTTTCGAGTAGAGGATTGTATGATCATACAGCGAAGGGGTTTCCTTCTTTATACCATCAGATATTCCAGCATCTTATATCAAAGTATGGTATAAACCCAAAAGAACATATCATACTTGATCAGATGTGCGGAATCGGGACTACTTTAATAATTGCCAATCTTAATCATTTTGATTCTATTGGTATAGAATTAGAGGAGGTATATTATAAAGATACGATTGGCTTCACCGAGAAAGTGGAAATGGATATGTTGGGGCAATCGTTGTCGGTAGAAAATAAAGTTATTGGAACTGTTGAAAACTTTGTAATTTCAACTGGAAGGTTGGTTGATAGAATTGACAATAAAAACCATCACATCTTTAATACCGTGTTCGGATCAATCAATATCTTTAATGGCGATTCTACTAAACCAGAAGTATTTAGTAATGTTAAAGAAGTTATTAAAGATAAAAAGGTTATAGTCGTAACCAGTCCTCCTTATACTCGTATATCTGAGCATGATCAGAAACAGATAGATGCAATGCCTGAAGATATACGTGGCGGATTCAGACCTGCTGGATACAAAGACCCAAACAATATAGCTATGAAGCAACCATACGAGTATCGGATGGCGATGAGTAAGATATACAAAAACCTTTACGATCTCGGCGTAGAACTCATGGTTCTTGTAACCAGAGATTTTATACTTGGCGGGGAGGTATTCGGTCTTGCGGTGTACAACAAGTTTGCCGCAGAATTTCCAGCACCGAAGTTTGAATTAATAGAGAAAATAAGGGCAAAAATTCCTACTGCAAGCTTTTTCAAAAGGATAAACTTTGAAAAATATCATAAAGCAAAGGGATTACCATTTATTGATTATGAGGACATATTCTTTTATAGGAGGAAAGATAAAAAGGAAGAAACGGAGGTGAGATAGATGGGAGGTTATGGTGCAGATAATAGACCATCTCGGTCTGTGAACATACCAGAGGAGATTCTGGATAAGCTCGGCATGATTTCTAGAGCAAAAAAACTAACAATTAGAGGATTGATTATAGAAGTATTGGAAGGTTACCTAGATGATAAATATCCTAACCTCGAAGAGGCGATAAAGGCTATAGCTGGAACAGAGGTGTAACTATGTATGTGGAGATTCACGGTTTTAGAGGCGGAAAACCTCTACCTAAATGGGAACGCATACTACAATCAGATGTAAAGAGGTGGGTTGATGGACACCCCGATCTTGAATGTTATCTTTCTACCATTCAGTGGTTTGAGAATGCTGTTAAACAGGCAAATGAAGATTACGAATGTCCATTCTACTTGGATTTTGACTCTTCCGATCTTCAAAAATCGCACTTGGATGCAAGGAAGTTTGTTAGGTATATATTATCATCTTTCGGTGATTTATATCCAAAGATATGGTTTAGCGGGAATAAGGGGTTTCATATTATTCTTGACCAGAAATACTTCGGTGTTCCTAGATCTAGCAAGTCTACATATCACTGGAGATACTTGGCGGAATATTTCGCAAAGACACTCCAACTTGATACGCTTGATAAGACGGTCTACACGATTCCTAGAATGTGGCGTATCGAGAATACGATCAATAGTAAATCAGGTTTGTATAAGATTCCTCTATCACTTTATGAGTTGGATCATTCATCTATTGATGAAATTAAGAGTCTGGCGGTTCAACCGAGAGACTTCATTGATGAAGAAATTGATATACAACCTATCGGTGCGTTGTCTAGCTTATACAATCAAGCTAAAGAAGCGTATGAAAGATCAAAGCAGGTAATATTAGGCGAAGTTCTTAAACCTATTGATCTAAACAAAGAGCTTCCACCGTGTATATCCTATATATTTCAGAATGGAGGGATACTCAAGTTAGGATATAGAAACAGAACCTGTATAGTTCTTGCTGGTTACTGTAAATCAGTTGGTATTCCGATAGTTGAGGCACAAAACTTTCTTGAGGAATGGATCAAGACCGTACCTGAAATATCCCCCCTTACATCTACTAATGGATATGATGCTAGATGGATTGAGGCATTATTGGTCTTGAAGACTGTATATAACAATCCGAAGTATCATTTTTCATGCGGAAGTATAAAGGAGTGCGGTATAGATATAAAGGTATGCGAGAACTGCAAGAGCATCGGGGAAGAAGCAATACCAATTGAACTTGACCAGTATGCTAAAGCACATAATGTAGGTAAATATATCTGTGTCGAAGCTGACATTATTGGTAGAAACAAACAGGAGTTACTCGTTCCGAAGAAGATAACTGGTCACTGCATTTTTGATCCCAACAAGAATTCCTGTGTATCGTGTGCTATGGCTGATTACTTTACTCCAGAAAAAGGTCGAAACGAGAGGACAATGGTGTTTAACTCTAAGATGAAGGCAATACTTGATTTAGCAGACGCAAGTGCTGGTCATGTAAATCAGGTAGTAATGCGAATCTTTGATGTAGACAGTAAACACTGCCCTTTATTTCGATACGAAGTTGAGTGGATGAACGCTCAGTATGTGCATGTATCCAGAGTGATCAATCATGGATACGTAAAGGAACAAAGGGATAACCAGTTTGACGCAACCGTTCTACTGTTAGAACATGGTATCTCTCTTAATAGAGGATACAGACTTTATGGCAGAGTGTATCAGAATCCAAGAACCAGATCGGCGACTTTCATTGTTGACAAAGCAGAGCCGATGCAGGCTATGTTGGATACGTTTACAATCACAAAAGAGGAGAAGAATAAACTTGATGTGTTCAAAGCATCGAACATAACATCTACGAGTATCATGGATAAAGTCAATGACATACACTCAAAGTTCAGGGATTCTTTTGTGTATGTATTCGGAAGGCAGGAACTAATAATAGCTATGGATATGGTATTCCATAGTGTAAGATGGATAAAGTTCCAACAGCAAGACTTAAAAGGATGGCTGGATATACTTGTGATCGGGGATTCTGGGCAAGCAAAGACACTCGTAGCCGAGAGACTCATGAAGTATTATCACATTGGAACGATGGCGTCTGGTGAAACATCGAGTAGAACTGGACTGCTATATACCGTTCAGATAATAGGTAAAGAACAAGCATGGGTCAAGTTCGGATTACTGCCACGTAGTTCTGGTTATCTAGTTGTAGTTGACGAAGTTGGGGGTATGTCTGGTGACGATTTCAAAGAATTCACGAGAGTTAGAAGTTCTGGCGAAGTTGATGTTATTAGAGCTGGAGCTGGTGTGGCTAAATGTGAAGTGAGATTAATCAGTATTGCAAATGCAGTAGCAGGTAAATCGCTTGCTTCTTATGGTTATCCAGTGATGGCGTTACCTGAAATACCTGCCTTTACTGATTTACCTGACATCAGGCGATTTGACTATTGCGTTGGTGTAAGGGCAGGCGATGTCTCCGATGATGACATCAATACGGATGTGACTTTAATCCCCGACATCAATAATCCTTATACACCAGAACTCTGCCGTAACCTAATATTGTGGTTGTGGCAGTTACCACCAGAGAAGATAATCATTAGTCACGATACTGAAACACACTGTTTAGAACTCGCCAAGAAAATGAGCGAACAGTATGTTCCCGACATTCCATTAGTCGAGTCAGGAGATATGAGGCATAAACTCATAAGACTCGCAGTTGCTTTCGCTGGCAGAACGTTTAACTCTCCAGATGGGGATGTTTTGGTTGTCGAACCAGCTCATGTGACCTGTGCTTATGAGATGATTAACTCCCTTTATAAATCTGAAGGCTTGGATTATTGGGGATACTCTGATGATAAAGCGAGATTAAGATTGACCGATACTCAGATTGAATATTTGCTGGAAGCTATTCAAACACAGTTTAGTAAATGGGAACAACTATTTAGGTATCTGTTGCAACAGAATATGGTTAATAAAGTAGTTACCCAACAAACCTTCGATCTTGATAAGGATGCGAATAATAGATTATTCAATATGTTTCTCAACCATAGTATGATAGAACCTATACGAGGAGGGATGTTCAGAAAGACGCCGATTGGCAGGAAATTTATAAGAGACTCACTACAGACAGTTACGGCAACTGAAATTAAGGAGGACGATTTCTAAGATGGAAGGAAAAAAGATTGCAAATTATCTGAATGAAGTAGGTGGGAAAGATACTTGGTATTACTTTGATGAACAATCAAATAAAGTTTTGAAATTGTCTAAAGATGATACAGGAGGATCGTTATCTTTAGAAAAAGCATTTAATGAATTGAAAGAAAAAACCAGAGGAATGTTTGTAACGTTGACTCTAATATTTGAAGAAATGGTTGAGGATAAACCAGCAAGTAATGGAGGTGATAGATAATGCGGGATTATTCCTGAATCACAAATTAAAAACTACGAAAGGAGTTTTGTAATGTTCAAAGATGCAGACGAATGGATACGAGCAGTGAGGAATTCTTCAATGAACTCTAAACGTCAGGACAAACTTATAAAGAGGATATTGAGTGATATGCCTGATGATTATAGACCATACCAGAAGCAAATAGAATTAATGAGATCTAATCAAACACATGTAATTGTCGGAGGAAGTGTTCCAAAAACAAGTGGAGGTGTAATTGGTGATCAACTATGCGGACAAGAGGATCGAAGTGATCAACCAAAAGATTCAGGGCTTAAAGAGCAAGGGGTGTGCTGTTCTTCCGTTAGTCGGCGGAACGACACCCGATGAATGGGATGCTACATTTATGCAGTTAAAGGGTATAAAGGGATTCTTCGATGATATGTCATGGGATGAGATTATCAAAGAGTTTCCAGAGTTGGATTGGGTAACTAATATAAGAAGTGATCCTACTTTTAGAGAATATTATAAATTAAAAACCGATCTTGAAGAGCTGATGAAGTTGAAAGGAGTGTAATCTTAATGTATTGGAAAGGAAAAGAAGATGGTATTGAAAATGCTTTCGTTGATATTGGTTTTGAATTGGTAGAAGATATGAGTAGACGAAAAAAACATAAAGCTGATAAGTTGATGCACAATTCAAACTGCAATATTACTGTGGCTATTGATCACAAGTCAACCGAAAACAAGGAGGGAATACGAATAACAAAAGAAATGTTAGATAAAGTTAAACTAGATGCTGGGGATAACGTTCCTATACTGACATTTTCTCTTTATAACATGCAAAGAAAATTTGCCATTATAGAAATAAGTGATCTCGAAAAGTTCTGTAGATAAAATTTGGGAGGGGAGCATGCCTAATGAGCAACATCATGGCGATGATCCTCCCTATATAAAGGAGACAAAATGATAGTAACAATTAGGAAATACGGTGAAAAGTCTGTTTATGTAAATCTAGGTGATAAAGACCATCTAGATCTTAAGTTCGATATGGATTTCAGAACCGTAGATAGACCTCAATTTGTACATGTAACTAGAAAAATTACCATTAAGCGAAAGGATAATGATAATATTTCTATATATGCTGGGAAAGCAAAAACGATTGCAAGGGATATATAAAGGGGGTTTTGTGATGTATACTTCATTTGGAAAGTGCGGTAACTATCGTAGCAATTCAGTCCACGCAGTTGCAGACTGCAGGAACTGTAAAAACCACGATCCAACTGGAAATGAATATAAGGTAGGTGATTGGTGCAAGAACTTCAGTGGGAAGATAAGACCAAAGAGTAAATCTGATCTGATTAAGCCAAAAGCAAAGTTAATCAATCCGAAGGATTATAACGCAAGGAGGGTGTGATGACAAGTGAATACGCCCAATCGAAAGATATAAAGACTTTAGTGTTCGATGTGGATGGCGTAATCCTTGAATATGATGGATGGCAAGGGATTGATCACTACGGAAAGCCAATACAAGAAATGATAGACCTGATAAACAAACTCTACGATTCAGGTAAATATCAAATCTGTATATGGAGTTGCAGGACAAACGAGTTAATACAGGGATACCATCATCAAGAATTAAAAGAATCACTAGAACGGCAATTAATGAGAAACGGAGTTCGATTCCATAAAATACTGGATGAGAATAAACCACTCTTTTATGCTATTATAGACGACAATAGCTGTAACCCTGACCGAATCAAAGCAATGCGACTATACAGGCTATTAGAGAACGAGGAAGAATAAATGAATACCATAATAAGTAGAAAATGGTGGAAACATATTCCATAATACAATGCCCATTCTACGCACAGAATTGACGAGTCTCGCATTGTTATATGATTTACGTGGTATAACCCATACGAATCAATAGCAATGCGAGACTAACGCACACTATCTTGACCGTGATCGCCCACCTCTAGTCCTGCCAATTTCATAACTAGTTTTTTCTTGATTAACAGTCATGAATATAGATTGTGGCGGTTTCTCACCAGTTAATACCTTTATACCAGTTCTAACCCCCACACCAGTTGGAATCATTGAAGGTATATCATACTGCAGTAATCTACTGGTGGCTTCATCTATTGCGGTATTATCATTGGATAATGAACCAGTAACAAGTTGTCCGAGTGTTGCAATGGATAGATCAACCGCAGTTGCAACTGGCGGCGGTATACCAAACGGCACATTCTTCCCCATTAGTCTACCAGATGGAACTTGTGATGTAGGATAAAGCCAAGACATATCAAACCCAAGTTGACTACCAAGATATATCACGCCAGCCAACATACTTAAATGAGATAACAGTGCATACCTTTCATAGTTATACCACTTAAAGTTTCTGCCCATTGCTTCTGTTATCGGTGACTTTCCAGTTATAAGTGTTTTCCATAACTGCGGTAAGTATGCACCAATATAATGCTGAGACCAGTTTTGAAACATCATAAAGAGTTTTCCACTTGCAGATGATAAGGCAGGAGACATATCGTGTTTATGATAAGACCACTGCGTGAACTTTACATTCATGTTAGCAGAATCCATCACATCCTTGAACAGACCATCATCCACAGCATCAGCCATAACATCCCAAAACCTAAACCCATGTAGTGACTTCGGATCATACCCTTTACTTACAGCATATCTACCGAGTTGATCCATCTTTGCAGTATTACTGGTCATTATCTTCCATATAGCACCGTTTCCAGATGCACTACAGTTCACATACTTCTCTATACCTAAGTTTGCAAAACCTCCATACTTATTGATTGTAGTCCACGCACCAGCCTTTGTAATATCCAATGCCTCAAGTGGTATCCTACCGATCATAACTGGCATATTTGCAAGTAATCTACGACCACCTTGAGTAAACATGGATTCCCATCCAGCATAAGTAGCAGTCGCACCTATTGTAGGAACTGTGTGCATAACCTGAAACAAGTTCTTTGTTGCAACCTTGAAGTTACCAAGTATTGTTCCAGACATACCGAGTTGCCTCAATGTATTTGCGAAGTGTTCCCAAGCCCTTTCTCTAGATCGCCAACGACCATTGGTTACTTTCTCTATCCACTTCGATTTTCCGTAGAACCATTGATTGAGACTCTGATCACCGAGCATCTCCATGTTCCGTGATTTACGAGCAATACGATCAAAGGTTATGTGCATCTGAGTTGATACGTCATTTACTGGCAATGAATCTATCAGTGCCTGCCCTTTACGAATCGCTGGTTCGAGGAATATCTTGCGAAGTTCCGATTCCATAGCAGTTGATACTACTTCAGTTGCCCTGCGAGAAAAAAGAGATTCATCATCGAGTCGCTTCATAAATTCAGGGGAGTTGATCTGTAAAGGGATGTTGCGTCTGAAAGCACCACGCCCATAGCGATCATAGACGTCCTGCCTACTAGGTTGGTTTGATGTCCATTCTAGCGACTCTTTACCCTTTACCCTTTTGTAGTTCTGTTCACGTATAGCTTTCGCAGATTGTTCTATGTCCCCCTTTAATGATTTCACGTAGGGGTAGTAGTTTTCCTGATACAATGCGGGATAACTCTCGATCTTGTCGTCTGCTACTTTTTTAGCCTTTTTAATATCCCCGATCTGTCCCTTTATAGAATACCATTCAGGAGATCTCTTCTCTGCATTTTTTAATGAATTATTCAGTATAGCAAGTTGATCCGCATAAGCAGTTGATTGGATTTTAAGATTATTGATAGTGTCTACATCCTTAGTCATATATCCAAGTTCAATAGCCATATCCGCAACATTGTCAGAGAAATCCTTAACCTTGTTACGAACACCGACCATGTAGTTAATCTGTGCATCGTTGAACTTTGACATTAAGTCTGGCGGTATTCCTGCTTGCGCAGGATCAAAGATTCCTCTCTCTCCTTGATCGAGTAGATAACTCAAGAACTCATCCTGATCTGTTCCCCACTTCTTGTGGAATAACTCATTGAATCCCCTTGTCTGAATATTCATTTCTTTGTGTAGACTATCCATGAATTTGTGTATCATCATCTGTGCATCATCTACACCTGCATGAACAGCATGAAGTCCTAGATTCTCCATAGCCATCCAGTCTGGAACGAATACTCCAGCCTTTGCAAACTGAACTATTGGGTTGAGGTCTCCCTTCATATTATCAAAAGCCTTTAATGATTCGTGAACAGACTTCAAGTCATTGATTCCAAGTTCTTCTACTTTTTCAACCTTGTTACCCGACCAAGCCTTTGCATACCTATCAATCTGTTGCTTGTTCATAAGACCAGATAACTTCGCTTCACGAAGCATATTCTGATAAGCAATAGCACCTTCCTCTGTCTGAGTCTTAAATCCTCTGGTTGCTTCTGCAAACTTACCAGTTGGTTTCGTCATCGCCTTTATATCTTCTATATACACGGCACGCTGTATCTGAGTTTTCAATGCTTCATCTAAATCATCTAGAATACTCATACCACGATTGATCGCAGAGATCTGCGTGGGAACAGATTGTAAAGAAGTAACAGTAGTTTCACCGAGTCTTTCTACTGTTGGTGTAATCTTTATTCCCTTAGCCTTTTCCAGTTCATTTACTGCGGTATCAATTACTTGAACGATATGTTGATCACTCGATGTATCTATCTTTACAGCACCACGCATCTCTCTTACTGTTTGTTTCCGTATCAAGACCTGATCCAATACTTCATTGAGTGTATCACTGACTGTCTTTGACATCGCATTGACATCTGCGAGTAACTCTGGTTTTGCACCCTTGATTACTTTATTTACGGTGCGGAGTTGCTGTTCTGATACTGACTTTTTTGACTTTAACGATTCTATACTTTCGAGTACTTTAAGGGCGTCATCCGATAAAGATATATAAACGTCATGTTTTATACCACCAGATCTAATTCCCCCCTTATGTTTTATCCATTGATAACCTAGTTGACGAAGTTTTTCAGTTGCCCTTTCTTTTGCTTCTACATACGGATTATATCCAGTTTTAGAAAACGAATCAAATTCTGCTGGAGTAAACCTGCGTTTAAATGAATGATAGATCATTTCTCCAGAAATTATGTCTTCACCAGCTATATGTTTTCCTTGACTTATAAGTGCATTATAGTTTTTGATTTCTCTTTCTGAAATACCAAAAGCATTAAACACATCCTGACCGATACGATCAAAGTCTAATATCTTTTCTTCAGGTTTTTTTACTCTTATTATATTTTCTCCGTATGATTTGGCGACATTAATATCAGAAGTCGTAAATACACCCTGTCCTAAAAGAATATTTCCTTTTACATCTGACTGCATTACTTTTTGAATTTCAGTGAAATCTTTTGGTTGTCCTCTATACAATGATGGTGCATTTATATCGGATTGGATAATCTTTTTCTGTTCCCTCAGTACATCCGCAGTTCCAAGTAATCCCTGTAAATTAGTATGTTTCTGGTTTATAGTTTCAACATTCTGCCGAAGATCATTCATTTTCAGTGCATTTGCTTCTTTACTTTGCAGTAACCTATCATCCATTGCCAGTGACTCAAACGCTTTTTCAACTGATTTACTCATCTGTAATGATGCCTTTATGGTTGGCATCAATTTTACAGCACCCATTATTTGACCAGATAGCAAAACATCCGTTCCTACATCAGCGACAAAGTTTATAATCTTAACTGTACTCCATGCAAGATCCCCTGCAATCGGCACTTTCAGTAACTTACGTTTCATCTCTGACATATATACTGGATACAAGTCCGCACCATATATAACTTTCTGTAATCCTGTCCTTATAGATTCATGTGCGTAGGGTGCATATCTCTTCGGCTTACCGTAAAGTAATCTCACCCAACCACGTTGCTTGGATATAAGATACTGCAATTCCTCTTCTGGTATCTTTATTTGTTTATTCAGTAGTGCATTGCCCAAAGCTTCAGTCAATCCCATTTTTGTTTTACCAATCTTACGATCAGCTAGCCACGAATAATAAGCACCAATCATCCTTTGATAACCACCAAGCAGACTAACTGGAAATGCAATGGCGTCAGTAAATGCTTCTTGCATTATTGAACCTTTTTTAAGTGATTCTTTATATGCGATGTTGTCTATAATGTTCTGATCTTTTATAAATGCTGGTTGTTCGGCAGGTAAAGTTTGAAGTTTGGATGATACTCGCTGCTGACCGATCTCTGTTGGAATATCAGACACAAATGGAGATGATGGCGTCACGGAAGTAAAGGGAGAATTAGTGGGTGTCTCGGTAGGAGTAATATCCTCAAATGGACTCTTGCGTGTTAAGCCATTTTGTTTAACACTACCCATATCTATTTACCTCCAGCGTGGAATATCTGATCTAATACTTTAAGTGCAACTGTGTTAGAAAATCCCTGCTTAATAAGATCATCATAAGCCCTTTGCTCATCAGTTCCATAATAGGTCTTTGCCTGCTTTATTTTATCAGGAGTTGTCAATCTTGATATATCTGATCTTTCTGCGGGGGTCAATGTCGGCAATGCTTTTGTAGGACTTACAACTTGGTAGCCAGTTTCGGTTCGTTTCTTATTATACCATCTAGGACTCAACGTTTCAACTTTCTGTAATTCGGATGGTATCGGAAGTTGATCCATAACATCGGCATATCTAGGATCAGACAACATCGCATTATACTGACGACCAACATTAGAATAAAGGGAATCCAATCTTTGTAACTCATAATCTGGTATTTCTTTTACTTTACCAGTTTTCTTATCGGTATATTGACTTATAGTAACAGCCATCTCTTTCATGTAATCATCGTAGGCATTAATATAAGAAGTAGTATTTGGGTCTTTGTCGCCAGATGTTCTCAATTCAGCAATCTTCATAGCATTGGCACGATTAAGTTCTCCTTGTGTTGCAGTAGCACCAATCTGCATCTTTGTTCTTGCGGTCTCTGCTTGTTGCGTTGCCTCAACTCTAGCCATTGCACCAGTCTGCTGCATCTGCTCAAGTTCAGTCTTATATGGTTGCAGTATCTTCGCTTTTTGCTCTTCGGTTTTTGCGTCAATTATTCCCTTATAGTCTGCAAGTGCTTTATCAAGAGCCAACTGTATATCACCTAGTTGTTTCTTTCTGAATGGTTCATTCTCATACTCATATGCTTTTTGCAGTGAATCTTTGTATTTCAATTGGAAGTTATTAATATCATTAGTTATCTGCTGGTTCGCTTGATCCAGCTTTGTCTGATTCATTGCAATATCTGCTTGAACCTTTTGCTGATCAGTTAATGCTCCTTGTTCTTTTACTACAGTTTCACGCTCTTTGAGTCCAAACTCTTTCATCCATTTGCCGAACTCAGCGTGTTCTTTATTCTGTGCATCCTCCCTAGCTTGAAGTTCTTTCTTCTTGGCATTTAATCCTGCAAGGAATCCAGTTAGTGCTGCAAGTGCAGGACTTGGCTGTATCTTGTTCTTATCAATCTTTGCATAACCTCCGCCCATAGTTAATACCCCCATAGAACTGATACAGGATCAGTATAATCTACATTAGGTGTAAAAGGATTGTTGGCAGGCGTAGTAAGCCTCGTTGCTCTTCTAATATAATCCAACGCAGGATTAGCTGGAGCTAGATTTCCATACTCCTCTCCGACAAAAGGAGGATTCACAGGAAGAGTCGGACCAAACTCTTCTAGTTCGCCCTGTTTCCCGCTGTATTTTCCAGCGATGAAATCGTAGATTAAGGGAGCAAGGTTTTCTGCTGATGCACCTATCTGATTAGCGTCTCCAGATGCTTTTGCCGATTCTAGTTGTGCCAATCCGAGATTAAAGGATTGAACACCCGCCTGATAATCAGACTTCATTTGCTCAACCTGTAACGCTTTTTCCCTTGCAATTCTTGCGACATCTTCAACTGCGTATCTGTTTAGCTCCCCTACTTTACGTTGGTAGTTTCCAGTCCTTATACCACCAGATACAGCCATCGTAGATGCAAGATTCTTCTGACTCAATTCAAGTTGGCGATTGATCGCATCCTGTTCTGCTTGGGTCTCTAGCCTGCCAGCCTGCTCAATGGCATTGAACTTTCGTAACAACTCGTTCTGTTGCCATCTGTTCTGTTTACCCTGTTTCCAGCGATCCCACCAACCTTCGAGTCCACCCTCAAGAACACCGAGACCGCCACCAATAGCACTTCCTAGTGGTCCAAACTTTGAACCTATCGCTGCACCCTCAAGCCCCCTCTCGATTATTTTATTAGCCATTCTTTACCACCCCTCTGATCTCTACAGGAATGATCGTTTGTGGAGTCGGATAAGTCTTGGTTAATATCTCCTTTCTCGCTGGCGGAGAATGTCGCTCACCCATAGACTTAACCACTACAACTGTTTTCTTCGTCACTGTACGTTCCAATTTACGATTATTCATTATAACCACCATCCACAATGCCATTATTTACGCATATACGCCACACCACGCACAGTCTATTGATTTTATGGGTAAAACATACCCATACGTTTATATACGACGATTATACGACAACATTAATACATTAATACATCAGAACTGCCTCTGCTTTCGTTTCATATATCTAGGAATCAGCGTTTCTATCTCACCTATAGTCCATCTCAATTTCAAAGATAGTAAACGTGCATATACATCGGGAGAGAAGTCACTAACCGCATCATTAGAATCAATAATGAAATTATCAACTGGTTGCTGTTCGTTCTGGTTGAATACCTGAACAGTAAAAAATCCAGATGCATCCTTTGCACCTATATCTAGTTCCCGCATAAGTGCAACCTTTTCTGCTTCTTGCAGATCGTACCAGTGAGTCCGTATCATCGCTTCAATCTGCACATCGTTGTCAGTATCATAATCTGGATGATAGAAACGATTGATTCTTCTGTTTGTTCCAGCAAGTACATACCCATCACTATCTATCAAGAAAGACGGTGCATGTATATTAATATCCTTTACCCAACTACCAGTTTCAAGATCACACACCCAAGCAGTACCAATACTATCTTGAGTAGCAAGAACATAGTACTCGTGACCGTTGCTATCATTATAAACAACACCACTTGGGTTTGATAATCCTTTAATTTTTGAAGCAATGTTTGAAGATAAATTAACATATCCGTCCTGTGTAAGTTTACACACACCTTTATACTTAGAATAGAATATCAATCCGTTAGATGTTGAACACATACTTCTCGGTGCAGTGCAACCTACACCAACCTCTGTCTGGTTACTTGTAGCATCAGTTCCTGATCGCACTTGAATTAATGGTATGGCATCTGGATCACCAGATAGTGACCAGATTGAACGGTTCTTGAAAAAGTAAAGGGAGCTACCCAAACGAGCTATCGTAGTAACATAATCACCGTCGTCTCGCTTTACATCTATCCAAGAGTCAGCTTCCCAAACTTCTGGCAATCCTATCTTTGAATATCGAACCAGCGAAGCATCTTCGCCTTCTGGTATGCCGAATAAACGATCAAGATAGAATACCATCTTGTTTAGACCTGATATAGTTCCGATATTATTAGACCCAATTTCCTCTGAATAGTATGATCCAATAACCAGATCGGATACCATATCCAGACTTGTATCGGTTGCATTTATATTGGTAATGATTCTATAATATTGTGTAGGTGCTGTTACCGTGTAGGTTTTTGTAGCCCAGATTTCTACATGAGTTACATCTGGATCTGCCGAAGCCAGATAAGATAAATTCACATTCTGATTAACCAAATCCGCTATCGTCTGAATATTCCAGAACGCTGATTTTGCAACAACACTTCCTCCTACTTTCTTCACATATCTATATCTGTAATCTCGCTTGCCAGATAGGTTTCCAGCCCCGATAGCAGGCACAATGCCCATATTGATTGCTGGTGCGGCTAGATCGAGTGTAGAGGATAATAAAGTAGTTCCATCCGCAGTTCCATCAGTCTTTATAATCTCGTGTCCATTAGTGATATACATATAATCAAGATAGGTAACACAGTATATATCATCAGACTTAAGATTGATCTCAAGACCCGCAGTTATATCCCATATAGTAGGATCGCCTACACCATCCCAAAGATATAACTTAGTTCCCTGAGCCCAAACATAAGCAGTATAAGTTCCTATGCTACCACCTACCATAGTGTATTGTCTAGCATACTGATAAAGACCGTTTATATCAGATAGATTCTGAGATACATATATATCCTTATCAAGATATTTCTGACCTGTTCGTGGTTTCGGAGAACCAGTGTGCAATCGGATATTCTCTGCGTCTAATAATGCTAGAGGACTCTCGCCCCTACCTGATATTAAACCAGAGTCAATAATTCCCTGATCAAATCTTCGTAATGTCCTGTAATACCATCCAGACCCAATCCTCATCACTCCACCTGCTTCCATGCAGTTCCATGCACTATTCTTCCAACCTGAACATGACTCATATTAAATTTATCACTAATATATTTAATACTGAAACCAGACTTATACAATTTTTTCATTGCAATTACATCTACTTCAGATGTTTTAGAATTACCATGATCTTCTCCAGAAGCATATCGTTCTCTGCCTTTACGAATTTTATCTTCGACATTATCACGATCTGTCCCAAGAACCAAATGTCTAGGATTACAACATGCGGGATTATCACAAAGGTGCATAACGATCATTCCTTTTGGAATATCGTCTATTTCTAACTCATACATAACTCTATGAGATCTAAGATTCTTTCCGCCAATTTTAACTTTACCATAACCCTCTCTGTTTCTTCCAGCAGTCCATTCCCAACACTCATCTTGTTCTCTTACATCCACATGACTCCAGAATCTTTCTATGAAATTCATTTCGACTCCTCTATTCTTACTGTGTCGGCATCTTCGTGGTGTGTAGATGTCTCTAATATAACTGCAGGACTTTCTACTGCTTCAAATCTGTGATTATCCTCTGGAAGTATCGTTACCGACTCTCCCTTTATGTATGAACGAACCTCGCCTTGATGTGTTATCCTTACTACTCCAGCAAGAACTGTAAAGGTTTCACACTTTTCAATATGATAGTGTAAACTAGATATGTGATCTGGTTGCAATTCGAGTATCTTCGAGCAGTATTGCTCGTCATTAACTATCCAATATTCTTTACCCCAAACTTTATCAACTTGTGTACATCTATCAAATGCACGAAGTAATACTGGTATATCTGTAATACCGTGAAGTATTCTTAATACTTCAACCAGTGATTCATTATACCAATCTCGATTGTGATAATGATACCTCGCTTCCATATACTTGTAATCACCAAAAGGATTTATTGCCTGTATTGTAGTCCCAATTCCTGCCATCTTATAAGCATCTATATCATGCTTGCGATCTCCGATACCGATTGATTTAGATAGATCAATATCGTTATCTATTGCAAGTTGATTTATAGTAAATGCCTTTTGTATGGACTTTGATTCATCGGTTTCTTCTGGAGACTGAACTATATGGTATCCATCTATAAGTATCCCATCTTTACCAAAATCACCCCACATTCTATTTAATATACTACTTATTTGTTCTATGGTCGCCAGTCCTTCTTTAATACAATTCTGCATCGTCACCCAAAATATCTTATATCCAGCATCCTGTAAGAACTTATGTGCCTTGAATATGCCATTGATATACTTTACATCTTCATATTTAAGACAGTAATAACAACCATCCTCTTCGGTTGTATTGTTGTTGCGAACTACACCGTCTACATCAAAAAACACTGCTCTTTCCATCTTTGACCCCTCCTGTTAGTGACCCCAAACTATTCCCTTAACCGAACCATCTATCAATCCTATACCATCAACAACTGGAAACTGATTGTATGGCATAAGTATAGCACCTCTTTCAACGACCCCCTTTGTTGTTTCCATAGTCTTCGCTGTGTGAACTAACTGATTAAATAATGTTAGTTCTTCTGAACCAGACATCCACTCGTCATTAACCTTTATCTTGTTTATAACCGCCTCTACTATTAAGATATGCCATTCTGGAGGAAACGGAGATTCATCATTGTCATTAGTAAGTTTACTAGGCATTGACCAGAAAAACCACCATATATCTATTCCCGCTGTTACAAACTTTGGATATATCCATAGTTCTCTACGACCCGATGCGTTCCATATAAACGCCCTACTGGGATTGTCAGTTGAGTCTGTTTCTGCATTACTAAATACACCATAGATATTACTAGGTGATGGGAGTATAGTAATGACATTATCTGAACCACCATTATCATACCAAAGTCTCTCGTTAGCAATATAGTTAGATGGAATCGTATATCTGGCTTCTAACGATGAATCAAACTTATAGAAATCCTGACATACTATTTTTAGCATCGAAGCCATCTTGAGTTGGACTTGATTAATAAAAGATATAATACGAGTATCATTCCAGTATCGTCTAGCTCCAATAGTATCTTGTATGTAGTCAATCATGTCCCTGACAATTATAGTAACCACCCCCCATCTTTTTCCATTATGGTCATTATTTGCTACCTACCAAATCTTTAGGATCAACAGTAAAACATACTTTGATTTTTCCATCTTCGGTTGTAGAAATATCAAAATCAAAATCCTTTGCAAACTCGATTATCATCTTTATGAACTTTATAAGACTATTCATTTCCTTGATTCCTCCATAGCAATTCGTATTGCCTGTTTTCTACTCTTTACAATCGCACCACTACCAGAATGTAGAGTATGGTGCTTAAACTCGTGCATCACCGCTGGTATCTTCTCTTTACCATGAAGATATTTACGTCTTGCTTTTGCACCAGCACCGAGTCTATTTGCATGATGTTCCGCCTTCATAAGTCTCTTTACAAGATTAAGTTTAACCTTTTTTACTTGCACGATGTAACACCTTCTTCAATGCCTTGTGTTTACTGTGTTTTGGAGTCCATCCAGTTTTCCTAAGTGTTCCATACACGTAAGCATTTGTCCGTTCTTCTGAATAACCTCTTTTTCGTGCCGTTGCTTTTAATGATCGTTCTAATGCTACTGGCATACTACTGCCTCCTAAATACTGTTGATACTTTTTTCAATCTTCTAAATACATTCAGAGTTCCCTTTACGGTTGCATAATCATAGAATATATACCCTGAACTTCCAGCAGTATAATACAGTAGATGTAAAGGGGGTATATCTATTAGGGAATAGAATAATGTAATTAGGGCTGAAAAAAATTTATACATTTTATAGTTTATAAACCCTTGTTAGGAAGTCTCCAAATTCTTTACCATCATAATCAGTAAATGTAGTTCCGCCTGTAATTTTATTAAGCCATTGTTTTACTTCATCAGGGAATAAAGAACATGAAAATCTCGAACTTGGGTTTGCATAAGAACCTCCCGCCCAGTGTAGTATCTTGATTTTCCGATCTGGTGTCCATAGTTCATCATTTCTTAATATTAATCTATTCCACCATTCTCTTGATCTTTCATTATACCAAACCCCTGTATTATCATTATCTAAAATTTTAATTATTTTATACGGCTTAAAGCAATTAAATATATCCATAAAAAGATGGTTATCTGGTATAGGTGACTCAAGGTGTGTATAGTAAAATGATCGTATAAATTCTAAATCTTTTGATGCCCAAACTCCAGCATTATACTGATCGGAATATCCCGCCATTTGACTAACAGCAATATCATAATCATTGGTAAACATTTCTTCACATCTACCAGTAATTACTGCATCGGCATCTATATAGATAAAAAGATCGTATTTTTCTACCATCATTTTTTGTATTGCGTAGAACAATCCGACAACCATTGCGTGTTCTAAATATCTAGGTGTTTGCCCTAATTCTGCAATATAATCTTTCCAATCCTCTAGTTTAACTATGTGCATCGGCATATCTGGATGGAAGTAATCCCAAGATGCCTTGCATCTTTCAGCCAAAGACAACATCTTGTTATCTGTTTTAACAACTGGTAATATCTTCATGGTTTAACAACCCCCAACTGTGGAGAAAGTAACCAATGATTATACTTAAATAGATCACCGAAAAACTCATCAACCGCCCTTTTCTCCCCCATCCAGTGCAAGTAATTATCAAAAACCACAACTCCACCACTTACCACTTTATCCCACAAAAAATTAAGAGCAAACTTTGTTGATGAGTATGTATCCATATCAAAATGTATAAGACTAAATTGTTTATCAGATACATTGGTAAGTGTATCCTCTACCCATCCCTTATAAATAATACACTTTGTATTATCTAAATATGAACAGACGTTATTATAATCAGATTTATAGTCCTCTCTATACGGAAACCCGCCATCCTGTTCAGCTATATTATGAAAGCCAACGAAACTATCAAATGCGTGTAACTTATGATTATCTCTGAGTAAAGATGATAGCATAAAGGAAACACCACCATTGTGACAACCAAGTTCCATAAAATCGCCCTCGAGGTTAGAGCAATACATTCCAGCATTATAAATTGCAATAAGTAAAGGCTGTGGTATCATAGATCGAATCCTAGTTTTTATTTCTTTGAATCCGCACTGTTCTGTAAACATTACTTTATAACGCCCCCTTTATAAAGGATACCAATTCCTCTATCGGTTATCTCCCAATCAGATATTCCAGATTTATCCGATTTTCTAATACATTCACTTGTTACATAACCACTTCTTAGTTCTTTGAATGTTCTGTTTACCCCACCAAAACCTCCCCAATATATATCATGGAATCCTATAACAGACTTTGGTTTACAGAAAACATGATAATTGATATAATCCGCCTTACTTCCTTCGTAAGAATGATCGGCATCAATAAATAGAACATCAATATTTCGATAACCTAGAATATCTTTTAGTCCATTAATCGCATCCTCAGTTTGTGAATACATATCAAGTTGGATAACTTTGGATGGATAAACCAACTCAGATACTCTTTCAAATCTGATCTTTCCAGCACTAATACTTATCAACAAATCATCAGGAGTCCCATCCATCAATCTTCCAAGTAATGCAAGACTACCACCACAATGAGAACCTATTTCAAGTATAGTTTTTACTTTACCGAGATAGTTCTCTGTCTTTTCAAGGAACTCACCGAACTCATCATAATACTGTTTGGTTTCCAACTCCAAGCATAATTCAAATGCCTCTTCGTATGACACGTCTCTAATCATTATTTAATCCACCTCTCAATTCATAAATAACCTTACTATAAACCCCATCAACAGAATCAATAACAGGGACTACGGTAGTATGTGGTAACTTAAACCCCCAATTACAACCATTAGTCTTAATATAATTTTCTGCATCTCCCCAATTAGTTTTATTGGATAATATACAGATTGTGGGTTTGTTAAAGTGCCAAAACATATTCATCCATGCAGAATGAGAACCTATAAATCCTATAGCATTCTCTACTATATTGGCACACAAAGCACCAGAAGTCTTGTTGGTTAAATCTATGAATCTACTATGTTTGAAATTGAAACTTTTTTCTATCATAACAGCGGGTATGCCATTTTTAGAATGAACCGAATCAGCTCTTGAATGTGTAGCTCCTATAGTTATAAATGTATATTCTGGAAATGAACTTATCAGTAACTCTACTAATCCAACATATTCATCTCTCGTCAGACCGTCCACTTCCTGAAGTCCTCCACTAGGATGTAGCACAATATATGGTCTAGGTATCATATCAAAGAATGATTGTTCTTGGTAGGTAATACTATATTTATGATGATGTAGTTTCTGATGGAAATATCCATACTGGAATGGATTATACACTCTCGATTCTTTGAATAACTCAGACCATCCTGTTTCATCATCTATAAATAGATAACCCATCCTTGTATACTCTTCTAGCCAATCTTTCCCCTCTTCGGTATCCATAAAAAACATATCTCTATAAAATACATCTCTAAATATAGGATCACCGCCCACAGTCAGTAAAGAATCAATAATACTTTTACTTGCAGTATTACAACAAGTAACCCTACAATCTATATAAAGTTTACTTGATGTTAGAGGCAATATCTGATATTGAGAACACTGATAAAGTCTAATGAAAACATCCCCGAGACCCCCTCCTAAATATGCCATATACTTATTAGACATCACTATTCCTCCTCAATATTATAGTGAAATCTTCCTTATCGTGATTCCATAAATAGAAACTATTTACTAAGTTAAATCCATTATTGGAGAACAACTCTATGAATTCTTTAGCAGATAGATGAACATTATGGAAACCGCCAACTACTAGTTTAGAACCATCAACATCCAAAGGTAAAGTGTGCAATCCCCATCCGTTATGCTTAGTTACACGCTTTATCTCCTTTACGGTTTTCAAAATATCGGTGCTGTGTTCTAGAACATGATTGGATATTACTATATCGAACACTTTATTACTATATGGAAGATCTTCCATGATTCCATACTGGACATTCCTACCAAGTCTATTTCCTAATTCTACTGAAGATTTCATAACTTCAATACCATACACCTCTATAAATCCAGAATGTATAGCATCAAAACAGTGTCCCCAATCACAACCTAATTCAAGTGCGGTATCGTATTTAACTGCATCTTGCCTTATTATACACTTGCCATTTATATCAGTTACATTGGCAAGTTTAATAAGCATCCTATATCTTGTTAGAAACTCCCACAGTTTACCATGATCTATAATAGTTCCATCCTCTAATGTATCACCGAAATCCTTGAATTGACCTGTATAGTTTAATACGATCTTGTCGTCTTTATGGATAGTCCTTTCATCTATTTCTCTTTTTTCTATTTCTGATAGTTTCACGGCAATCCCTCCAGTTTAACTACCGTATTATACTTCCATACTATATCATCCACTAAATTCCGTATATTGATCGCTTTCATACAGAAACCAAATATGCAGGGATGATACCAGCACGGTTTTCGTCTGCATCTATTATATCCATTATACCAGAAAGAGTTATGGTATCCTTCGAGTCGCATTCTAGGATCAATAGTTCCAAACAATCCGTAAAGGGTAATCCCGAATCCCCCACCTACGTGAAGCCCCATACTGTCTACACCAATCACCATATCGGAAAATGCTATAGTTTGCATTATTTCTCTTAATGGCTTTCTGTCCAGTTTGATTATACGCCCATTACCCGAATGTTTATACTTGTATTCATGTGAAAGTAAAACAACATTGAAATATCTGGATAACAAGTTAGCCATGTAATCAATATGACTATTTTTGAGATTACGTGACTTACTATTACTCTTCACATGAAATACTATATAATTCTCATAAGGTGGATGAAACGAGTCTCTCTCGGCATCCGAAAGATAAAGTCTACAATCCCCCTTTTCAAACTTTCCCCCACACGCCTCTGCAAATAACACCTGTCTACTCTTAGATATATGAGTATCTCGATTAGGTAAAGGTTCGTTAATGGATTCATACTGAGCTGACGGACACGGATGAGAAAGACCAATGAATAGAGAACCATACTTCTCAAATATTGTTTTACATACATCCTTGCCACTTCCGAAATCTACAACACCGTTACTATGAATCCTATCGAATTGAGAACTATCTACTATCCAGTCAACATCTGGATTATTGAAGAACACTGGTGCAACATAAGGAATGGTTGCCACCACAATTCTAATACTGTCCTTGAAACCCCTCCGCAAACCAGCCACTGCCCCAGTAATCATAACACCATCACCAATCCCGCCGATGTCTCTATATAAAACTACGGAATCGTTGTTCTTAATGTCTTCAATTACTGTCTCAAGTTTCGAGAATCCCGCATTATACATACCCTCCTCCTATTTATGTGAAATAGATTTTATTGCAAACATCGAAGACTCCTCTAGTTTGGTCATTGCGATAGATTTTAATCTACCCTCTGGAAGAAACTCATTTAATCTTTGTGCGAATAATCCATATTGTTCTCTTATGGAATTTATACGTTCTTGATCGTCAACACTAACAACAATATAATCAAAGTTCCTTTTAACATCCTCATTAGTCATTTTCTTATCCTCTCAGTATTGAAATTGCTATTTGTATATGTATAGATGGATCATCAAATAGTTTCAGTATCTCATCAATAAGCACCCATCTAGCTCCCATTACACCACCAGATATAGCATCGAATATTCCAACCTCTCTAACCCAACAAGTATCAGTAGGTTCATCCCTACCAAAGTCTGCCTCGATAAAGTAGGTATTCGCAATTATATTAACAGTTCCACGCTTACGCCATTTCTCCGACTCAAGTGCGACATCTTCAGAAGATGGTGCGGTGAGTCCATCACCGATAGCTACATACCCCATCCAGTTCTCGTTAGAAGTATTACTTCCTAATTTAGAAGCGATTGTTTCTAGTCCTTTATTGGTAATTAAGTCTATTACATCCCATTCTATATCATTAATCTTTAATGAGATGTGTTTAATTTTAGCATCATCACTAATTCTAGGCATCCAACCACCCCCAAGTATATCCTCTTTTAATTTTCCAAATAGCAGAAAAGTGAACATCAAATATACTTGCAATTTCATTATTAGAATAACCATCGGATATTAACTCTCTTATACTCACTACATCGTTCTCTGTCAATTTGGTATTTCCATAAGTTTCTCCCCTTGCTTGTCTTCCTTTTTCAACCTTGTCTTTCATGTTATCCAAACAAGTCCCTTTATAAAGATGAAGTGGGTTGCAACAAAGTTTAACATCACAATGATGCAATGCCTGTTCTCCATCTTTTAATTCCCCTTCATACATCTCAAGTATAATTCTGTGTGGTCTAACTTTTTTATTTCCTATACGAAACTGACCATACCCATTAGTAGTTATTCCACCTTTCCATAACCAACATTCATTTTCTCCTTTTATATCTACATAACTCCAGAACCTTTCGATCCATTTCATATATTACTCCTTACGCATCCACACCGCTTCTCCTCATTCTCCACTCTATTGATTGTGTAGGAGATATTAGAGTTCCGAGAAGATTATTACTTGGTAAATCTTCTACTCTAACAATGCGATACTGGAATATGTCCTCACCAGCAATCTCGTTAATCACAAGCGGAAACCTATAACGTTTAACCAAACCTTGTCTAGTCATATTTAACTCTTCATCATTAACTAAGTTTTCTCCAAACGACCTCATAGTTTCAGCATATTGCTCAGGTGTAAGTTCATAGTATCCATTACAACCATCCCAACTATCAACCCTGATAGTTGCTATATCCAGTATAGCGACATACCCCTCCACGTATATTATGTTCTCTTCGTGATCCTCCATCATCCGCTTATGCCAAGTATTTATATCATCCCTGTTCTCTTTGAACATACGATCAAGAATCGCTTCTAACTGTTCCCCAGTCATCGTTCCAGTCTTTACTTCTTCCATAATTCATCTCCGAATATGTAGGAGATGGATTACTCCATCTCCATACAGTTAATTGTTTAAGCACTAGCACCACGCATTTTATTTGAAGCAAGTGAAGCCAATATATGTCTATTCACAGTATCTGCTTTCATTCCCTGAAGTGCATAAGCAAGTATCAATGGAACTGCAGAAGTAGAACCCTCTGCAAATACGGCTGTTCCAGCAATAAGTCCTTTATCTATTGTTAGTGTAGCCGCTATAGCACCTATAAGAATATCAACAGCATCGGCTTCGATACAAGCCCAACCCATGTAACCGTTATCAATACCACCTGAAGCTACAGGAACTCCCCTGAAGTCTGATAATTCAGCACCAGCACCTGCGGCAAGAACATGAGCCATATACTGAATGATGAGATCATCGCCAGCGCCAAGTGCAACGGTAAGATCAGGTTGGAACTTTATTGTAGTAACATCATTCCAGTATATCTTGCCATATTCACCTTCTGGCGCAACACCAGTCCCTGCCGTATCGTCAAAGACAGTCACAAGACCGCCTATCTCTTTGTTGGCAGTAAAAGTTGCCGCTTTGACTGCAGTGCTAACTGATCCAGAATCAATATTATTAATAGACTGTGCGGCTCTCTTCACCATCGGCACGCCCTTAGCAATATTACTTCCAGAGTTATTCCACACCCACATAAAGCGAGCCTTGCCGTCTACAGAAACATTCTTGTAGACACCACCACCTAGCCATGCGTTTTCTTCTCTGATAGCACCAAGTGGAGGAAATGCTTGATTACGTTTACTTCCAGCACGATCCCAATAATCAGTTGCCAGAATAGTCGTATCCAGATCAACAAACCATTGCTGAGGCTGATAAGGGTGACTATCCATTGTAACTGGATTTTTCCAATAACCCATCGTAAAACACCTCCTATTAAGCCCAAGCTGTTATGCCCTGTAGAATTCCATTCTTCCACGGAGAGTAACAAATCAACTGACCACGCATCATTAAGTATCTCACTCGTGCAAACTGATTATATGGAACTCTCTCTGAACTCCATGTAAACCATGCACCAGAATCAGTGATCAACTTTGTGACACGTTTATTAACAAACCTCATAACGCCACTCTCTGCGCCATTCTGGATAGTATCAAACAGAATAGGCATACCTCTGAACTGAGCACCACCAAATTCATACTTGGCGATGTTGTCATCCTTTGTATAAGTAACCGTGAATGTTCCAAGATGCTGTGCAAGGTCACAGTATTGCTCATATACTAACTGATCAGTAATTATCATGTAATCACTCGCTCGTTCCCCCATTGATATAGAGTTATAACAAGTTGACATACGTTTCAGACAATCACTATATTTGTTAGTTATAGAACCAAAAGCGCCAACAGATACAGGAACACCAGCAGTTGCGTTAATAGGATGACGACCATAGGATAAAGAGGTATTATCCCAATACCAGTTTCTCCACCAGTATCTTGTTGCTCTATCGAAACCAGCTATGACTCCAGTTCTAGGATCGGTTGGCAAAAGTAAAGGGAGTCCATTCATGTCATCAGGACTTGCAAGTGCAGATTGCCACATCAGACTATTCATGTATTCCCTTGAGTCCTCTATCAATGCTTGGACTCTTTGACCAACAAGGTCAATCACATTACCCGAACCAGCCTGTTCCCTTTCCTCAACCCAGTCAACTGCCCATTCACCAGCCATCTGTTTGAAGTTGAAATACGCAAAACCAAGCAACGCAGGTTGCGTAGGGGTTCTCACTGTTCCCTTACCAAACGATTTGGTAGAGGTATTCTTTCCGTAACGTACTGGGAAACGAACCCTAGCTCCTCCAGCACGTTCCTCTTTGTTAGGAGAGGTTTCTAATTGATTGATCAATGGATTGCCCAATGCAACTTCATTATAAACTGTAGGCAACAGTTCATCAAGACAAGTTGCTACTCGTTCATCCATTAGTGAATCGGTAATGTCTACATCAGCCATTACTTTCCACCCCCAATTTTGTTAAAAGCATTTCGTATAATTGTTTGTATTGTAGCACCCTTTTTAGCATTTTCTTCAGCCTTTGCTCGAAGTTGTGCAGAACGACTCATCGCCGACAGTTCCTCTTTCTGTGTAGAAGACCTGCGAGTCCCAATATCTACTTTCGGTGCGGGTTTACCACCTCTAGATTGTCTTATTGTAATATCTGGTTTAACAAGAATTGCGGCTTCTTCTAATGAAAGATTCGGATTATCCGCAAGTTTTCTGTTAATTAAATCAACATTTATATCTTGTGCTGATGGGTATTTCGCAATAACATTAGCCCATTCAGTCCTCGCAATCTGCTGATTTCTGTCAGATATTAAAGGAGTCAACGTATTCTTGAGATCCCCAATCGCACCAGATAATTGCTTTGATACTACACTTTCAACCATCTGTGTAAGGTAAAGTGCGGGATCGGTCTGTGCCAGAGCGGGATCAGGTTGTTTAACCTCAACCTGTTTAGCTCCATTCCCTTCCCCAGACATACCCATCGCAATCTTCCTTATATCTGGGTTCGACAGTAAATACTCAAGAGTTTCACTGTCCTGTTGCAACGCACCAACTTCTTGCTCGTATTCACTTAGACCCTGCCTTGCTTGTGTGTAACTTGCCATCATCTTATCGTATACAGGTCTAACTTCTGCTGGCAAATCATCAGGATTTATACTCTCAAAATCTGTGGATTCCTGATCTCCGTCCTGATCGGTCTCATCAGTCTCCAATTCCTCTTTATTTTCTTCTGGTTCTGGCATAATTTACTCCTTTACTGTTTTATCATTACTTCTTTTACGTTGAAGAAACACCCCTCCAGCGACTCCTCCGCCACCAATTAAAGTTCCAAATACTCCCCACAGTATTGTCATCTCTTCATTTTGTTGTGCTTGACATAACTTTAATGCAATAATCTCAGAGTTCATCTCTTTTAATTGGTTATCTCTTGTAGTATTTGATGTCTTAAAACTATCCTTTAATTCATTGACATCCGCTTGTATAGAATCAAGTTTTGTTATAATAACATCGGTAGATACCTGTTCTGATTTGACATTACTACTAAACAACATTATAGCAAAACTTACAAAGATAATTAATAAAACCTTAATCATTTATACTTACCTCATCTATCATCTCGGTTTGACCCCAACCGAGTTGCTTCCTCTTATCAAATATACTCTTGCCTAATATCGGAACAGTATCTTTCTCTCCTCTTCGTATTGCACGTTCCTCTGAAGTAAGACCTCCAGTCGGATCAATATCATCTGTTCTTGAATTTGAAAGATACAACTTCTCACGCAAATCCCTTCTGGATTTAACAACTACACCAAGAGACACGTTGTAATGCTCTGGAATATCTGGTCTAAATGATACTCTTAAATCAGAATAATCTTTAATCATTGGTGTCTCGCAGTTCAGACACCTTACCACCTGATCTGATCTATAAGTAAGAACATCGGAAAGATGATCGTCACATCTAGGACAAACATAATCGAAGATCGGCATCTTTCTCTCTCCTTTCATTTATAATTCCATTCTGTTTGCGGTTTATCCTTATCTATATCAACATGCAAAAATGTTTTAGCCTTCCCGATCCTTACAAAACCAGCTTTACGTAGAGATTTCAGGATGATGTTTCTATTACTAGAATCCACATTAATATCCACTGCAAGTCCTTTAAGATGTGCTGAATCAGGAACACTATTAGGAAGACTATCATTGTATGCTTTACATCTACACCAACTAGTTATATTGAACGGGATACAAGCAATCTCACGTGCAGATTCCAGCAAACTTATTAACTCGCTGTTTACAATAGCAAGCCCGCATCCGCAGTGACAATAAACTTTACTCATACTAAAATGTGCCGATAGTTTCCCCATACCCACTCCCCTACCCCATCTCTCTAAGATATGTTAATGGTTCTCCTTTTTCAGTATCCTTATATCAGCACTAGATTCATCCTCTCTTTCCGATATCAATGAAGTTCCATCTTCGTATCTAAGACAATTCAAACAAAACTTCCTACCATTTTCATTCTTTACAAAATGATGATTACATTCACCAAATATCTTGTTTACTTCTTTTGTAAACTCTTTGTTTATTTGTTTCTTATTCATCATGATCTCCTAGAATGGATTATTGGTAGACGGTAAAGGGGCAGAACCAGAAGCACCTGCCCCTTCACCACCAGCAACAGACTTTGGAGGGGTCTCGCTGGTTGCCTGTGGAACTTGTTGGGATAATAACCTTATATCCCTTATTCCAAACCCAAGTGCGTTCATGACTCTCTGGATCAACTCGGTCTGATTTAACGACTGTGGAAACAGTTGTGCAAGCATAAGCAATTTATTCAAATAAGTTTGTCGTGATTCAATAGCGGTTGATCCGAACTTAACAGAAAGCTTCATACGATCAAAAGGTTGAATCCTATAACCAAGTTCTACTGGAATACCAACGATCTCCGCAATCCGTTCTGGTCTTATAAAATCCGATGATAGTCTAAGCATTTTAGACATCACTTCTTGTATAAAGAACGATAACATCAATGCTCTATCGTTATTACGAACAGATGATTTCTCCGCAAGCATATTTGCTTCCTGTGCGGTTTCAACCCCAGGCTCATGAGCACCTCGTTCCTGCATAGTTGAACCAGATAACAGTCTAATTGTTCTCTCAATCTCCAGTATATTCGCTGTCCAGTTAAAGGTCTTGGGTGTCAGATTAAGTTGCCTTATTGGGTCTTGACTCATTGCATTTAGTCCGTCAACTGGAATTATTACCCTAGATTGACTAGATTCTAACTGTTTTATCTGCTCATTACCTATGGCAGAATCAACAAGATATATCTGTCTACCAACTGCTGATGAGTCATTATCCATATACTGATTCATCTTAGATAATCTTACAAGATGTTCTTCGAGTGATTGAACTATTGATTTGCCCCAAAATCTTCTAGGTGCTGATGGTGTAAACTCAAGTCTATCGTATATCTCTGTTTGATAGTCATCATCGTATCTAAGAAACTCTTCATGGTTTAGTGATACAGTCATTAACTTATGGTTATAAAGATCGTGTATTTCTACAATCCTAACCATATCCTTATCATCACCGTAGTCCTGTGCGGTCATCAGTCCAGCATCTTCGTATGAAGAAAGATTAGGTTTAAGGTCAGATGTATGTTCATATAAATCAGAATCCTTTATAACTTCTAATGGTTTAACTATTTCTTCCGCAATCCATAGTTTGCCATCCCAACTATCAAACCGAGTATCCCAAAGTATGTTAGTTGGAGATACAGAGGTAGATATTGGAAGTTCATCAAATATGTTATTATCTGTGGTATTCTGCTCTACTTGATATGCTATACCAGTCTTATGGACACCGCCACCAAGAAGTAAGGTATCGAACACAATATCTCTAGTCTTAAAGAACATCTTAAGAATTTCAAATAATCTAAGTGCATAAAACTCGTATACAAGAGAGGAAAACAACATCTCTGATGTGCTGTCTACATTAGTCTCAACTTCAAATATCGGTGTATGAAAATCTATCTGTGGTAACATTGACATTATTATAGACTCAAGTTCATTAACCTGAACAGCAGAATATATAGGATTAACTAGTAATCTCGAGTTCTGTTTAGTTGCTCTATATTTACTCCACATATTGTCATCAAACATATTCTGCCAGTAAATCCAGTCTGTTATATACTGTTCCCGAATATCTCTGGAGATCTTGATTCGTTTCTTCCACAGGACTAGTTCCTCTTGTCTTGTCATTTCTTTCTAACCTCCAGATGTATATTCAATACTGATGTCCATGTCCCAATAGTTCCCTTAACTTTTACATGCCAGTCTCCAGAAACAACATCAGATGGAATATTGAATGTATACTTATAGACTCCAGTAGATTCCTTAACAAGATATGCTGAATTATATACAACCCTAACTACATCCTTCGGATCATATACTGTAACTTCGTGACTATCTGGATCAAATAACAAGTCATTAACGAAGTATCTAGTCTTCCATCGCACATCCACTGATTGTTCTGGATACATGTGCATCTCGGCACCTCCATAAACTCTAAGATCTTCTATTACAAAACGAGGTTCAACCCTGCCATGATCAAAATAAAACGGTTCTGACTCTAATAATTGAGTTATCTCGTCAGTTATCGGTATTACCTCGCCCAATACCTTCATAACTTTCATTGACAGATGATCTGTCAGAGAAATTGTATCCTGTAAAGCGAGATAACCATCTTGTTGCAATTCGGCAACCAAACTCAAATTATCATTTTTATATAGTATTATCCTCTTTGCTATCGCATCATATAAATCAATCCTATTAAATAAACTTATATAATAGGTATTATTCATGTAAAGAAGTGTAGAATCATCAACTGAAATATAATCGTAGAGGGTTTTCCCATACTTTTTTGTAACACTATCAATTAACGATTCCGCATCTAACAATAACTTTGATGCAAACTTCCTTATCTTATCCGTGATCCCGACGCCCTCAGATATACTCAAAAAACCCTGCATATAGGCAGTAAAGACATCATGCAAATTAAAATTATCAAGTGTCCTCTTCTCAAAATATACACCATGATAATCTATAAAGTCAATCTGTTCCTGCTCTGATTTGAATATCCCCTTAATAATGTTATCAGCAAGAACCATTAAGTCAGAAAGAACAAGATACCGACCACGAACATAAAGGAAAAAGTCCTGAACCCCAACACTATCATCAACTGGCTTCTTAATAGAAAAGAAGTTCAAATCGGATAATGATAAACTCTCTGTAATATTTCTTAAAACAGTCCACGCAGTTGCAATAGTATCGGTCAATGATATTGTTGGCTCGTTAATATTCTTTCCTATAACCTTGAAATATGAATCTGAAATAGAAAGATTCTCTGGTGCAAGATTCTTCTTGTATTCTATCTCCTTTGTTTCTTGCAGTGAGAACGATTCAACTATACTCCTTTTTGCGATCCATGTCTTTGTATATTCATCTAAAACCTGCAGATTATCAAATATACTTTTAACAAAACCAGATACAGATGAAAAAGCATCTGATAAGTTCAGATTATCAATTATGTCCTTTATAGTTGTTAGACTATAAGTTTCATATAATCCTATGCTATCGTCAACTGGTTTTCTAATGAATAACCTCTTTACATCATCCAGTGAGATAGAATCAGTTATATTCCTTATTATTGTGGAGACAAGAAAACGCATCTCCTGCAGATTCATATAATCTGAAAATCTTTTCCCGAGAACTACCTCTTTATGTTCTGCAAGACTGCCAATCTCATTGAATGATTTAGTAAAGAACTTAACCAGCGAACTCGATGTTCCTAATTTATCCGCTATAAAAAGATAAATTTTAGGAGGAATATAAGCAGATATAATATCTATAAGACTGAAATTAGTGTATAGGTACTTCTCGAAATATACGCCATGATACTCAATAAAGTCTATCTGATCTTGCAAGTTCCTCTTTGATTGCCATATAGTTGACATTTCATCAGAGATAACCTGCAAATCTGATAAAGTGAGTATATAAACCCAAGACCTAACCAATGCATCATAAAATACTATGTCTTCTGAAACTGGTTTTATGAACTTCTTCGATAATGTATCATTAAGAGATGCGACGTCACTCTTTATCCATCCCCATGCTTTTTTAACAGTATCCGCAAGTGATAATGGTTGACTTACTGGTTTAGAGAAGTCCTTTCGCAACGAATCTGTAAAGGAGAGAGAATCGGATACCGTCTGTGTAAATACTTGCCCAGCATACTCCTCATCTGGAGGATCGAAACCATCTATATGTCTTGCTATTCCCTTTGACCATCTAAACTCATCTATAAATGCGTTTATGGGTTCTTCGACTGTTGCAAGATTCTGATAACCTATATTCAGCGGTGCTGATATATCATTTAGTGTATTGGTACTCGGTGCTGTAGCAACCGATAATGTTTGCTTAACGCCATTTATGAACATATAGAGCGTAGTCCCACTTCGTGTAACCTCTATATGTGTCCACACTCCAGCTGTTAGTGATGTATTTACTTGGCAGTTTATCTTTACTGATCCGCCATCAATCGCATAAAACTGAATATATGCCGATGCACAGTTATACCAAAATAAAACCCTATTATTTGCATCTGCACACTGAGCAAAAAACGTATGGCTGAAAACTAGCGATATTGTCGGTATGTAAACTTGGAAATCTACCGAAAAGTCTCCATTTCCTAATGTCCAGTCGTCAGAATCAGGAACAGATACATAACTCGCTCTTGATGACCTTAATGACCCCGCACCAAACTTCTTTGTTGATGTATCTATATATGGCAAGGCTGGAACGTCGTTGAAATCGCTGTCCATCGGACAGTAAAGAACCGTATATTCATCATTATTTAACCCAGCCGAAGCAGGTTTGGTAAAATTGGCAGTGTGCCTACATATACCTTTGTCTATGAAAATGTCATCAATAAGCCCATTAAAAGGATAATTAAAATTTGTTAAATTCTGACGACCAATCTCAAGAACCGCTGCTAAATTCCCCAAAGTATTAGTTCCTGGGGAAACTGTAACCGTAAGGGTCTGGCTTACACCATCTATGAATATATAAAAAGTAGAACCGTTCCTGCCAAACTCGACATGATACCAAGTTCCATTCGTAGGCGTCCACGCACATGAAACGTTTATCTTTACAGACGAACTATTGACAGCATAGAACCCCAATCCCGAGGCAGTATAGTAAGCTATCCATCTATTATTTACGTCCTTACACTGACCAGTTATAATCTGAACGGCAGTATGTGACGCAAAATTAATCCCTCCTCTGACTGTAAAGTCAGCAGAACCAAAAGTCCAATCCAAAGAATCTGGAAAACTACAATATTCGGTGCTTGCCGATACAAACTGCCCACAGTTGCCGAACTCACCACCCGCAACTATTGTTGGTGGAGTTGCACTCAATGTCGCTGTTCTTCCTATACTTACTATTGATGGAGTATGGGTTTCGGATGCACCAAAAGCAGAATCCGTAAAATCTGAATTAAGATGTAATAGTAACTTTGTGTAACTATCGTTTCCAGCCATACCATACTCCATCCATCCTTGATCTAACTCGCACCGCAAGTCAATGTCCATGTAATCTCTAGACTATCTGAAGCACCCTTGTTGATAACAGCAAATCCCGAGATTACTGGCATAACACCATTAGAAGCGGCATTAAAGATGCCAGCTTCGGTCAACGCACCAGTTCCAGTTCCTGCAGCAAAAGTCCCTACCCATATAACATCATTATCATCGCCTGCTGAACCTTGTGTAGTAGAATCTAATGCAACCCTAGCTAGTTCTGTTGTCAATGTAGTTGCACCAGCACCACCTGCCGCACCAGTTCCAACAGCGATATGTGTAGGAAGTGTGACACCACGATCACTCATAGCGTCAGCAACCATAGCATCTCCGAGTTCAGTAACCGTATTCTGAACATCGAACTCTTGTTTGATGTTACCAAACTCATCTATGAGCTTGAAATGGAAGTTTCCACGAAGTGAATGATGATCAAACAAACCCCGCTTCAACTTCATCACGAGTTGTTCCTTGAAATCAGTAAAATCAAAGAACTTCTCAAAAATATGAAGAACACCAGCCAACTTACGAACGATTCTGTCTCTAAAAGTCATTGTAACATTCTCCTTCTTTCTGCAGGACTGAGATCGTATGGGTGTCTACCCATATTACCAGTAGTCTGCATCATAATTTCCCATAAAGTAGGCTCATCGTAACTAGTCTTTGGTTTAATATCAATCGAACTGGACAACGAACTCATACAAATATACCTCAAACAGTCTGCTGCGTGCTTCCATTTATCATTCGCTGGTTTACGGACATCACAAGTTCCAGATTCACCATAAACCTTATTTCCCCAAGTATGATTTTCCAAAGCATCAATCAAATGTGTATTATTAGAGGTTATAAATAATCTAGGATTCTCTCCTTTAAGTCTGTTTTCTACCCTGTCAATTCCTATATGAATATCATTACTTGCCCTATAATTCGGCAATCCATAAGAACTAAACTCTGCCTGACACTGTGGATCTTCGGGATCAATCGCCAACTGCGTGATTCTTGGTGCTTTATTGTTTGCACTTGCTTTTTTATATAAATCAAGGTTTGGATTCTTGTATTGTTCTCTGATAGATGTAAAGGGTAAACCATAATCTCGCATCCTCCGATGCCAGATCTCGTTTGCGTGATCTATAAAAAGTGTCTTATTAGTAAAATATTCGTCAGTAATGTAAAGGGAGTTATCATAACCAGTCTCGCCAGCAAGCCAGCAAAATTCACCACTATATCCAGGGTCTATAGATTCATATCTATTCCAGTGTGCTGGAACAGGGAATGGTCTAATAACATGAACTGACTTTAAGAATGATTCAAATATTGCACCAGAAAATGTGACGAACTGACCTTCATACTGTTCTGCAAATATCTTGGGATTCATCCAAGATCGTATCCAGTATGGATCATCTTTGAAGTCTGGATTCTCCCAAGACGGAAAACTCCGTGTGTAGTAACTTATCTCATTACCATCAGAATCATGCTCTACAACACCCTCTAAACCCTTCAAACACATATTGTAGAACCAACCATCGGGATCATGCGATGGTGCTTTACCAGATGGAGTCCCATTGCCAACAAGATCACCTAATCTGGAAGCCAAACGACCAAACAATATCTGCTCGTATACTTTCTTGGGATGTTTTATCTGTGCTGGCTCGCATAGTATAAGTAGATCAACCTCATCTCCGAAGGCGGATGTATCAGCCTTATCAAGTGATATGCACTTCACCTCAGAACCCCACTTGGTTCTGATTATCATGTTACCACCCTTATCATCGAATGTCTGCTTGGTTATACAATCAGAACCGAACCTCTCCATCATTAAAGGAGAAGTCATCCTCTCATATATATACCTGAACTCCTTTTCGCACATTGCGTATGTCTGACCTACAAGCCAAACCCTAGTTGGACCAACTAACAAATATACAACCGCTTCCTCCCCAGCACCTCTTGATTTCCCACCCCTAGTTCCAGCATTGATGAATCTGAATCTAGCATCAGAAACATGAAAGTCCCTCTGTCCTGAGTGAGGCGAATACCCAACTAAGTCAAACCACGACCACTTGATGGCATGGATGGCTTTACGTCTCTCCTCTGGAGACATCTTTTCGGATGATTGTGGTCTTGCAAACTTCACTTACTTACCCCCAATCTGTATCTATTAACCTTCGGCAATGTTGCCAAAGACAGACTCGGACTCATAAACTGCTCTGGCAGTTGAATCCTAGTCGGTATGGGTTTCACTGGCGATACCCTTGTTCGATATGCAGATCGTAAAGGGGCGGGAGTTAGGAATGACAAATCAGACTCTACTTTTGGTAGAATCGGCTGCGGTACGTTGACTGCATAAAGATCGTGGGAAGGATGAGCGACTTTGGATTTCTTTACTTTTAGTGATGGTGATTTCTTTGTTCTCCCGACCTGACTCGGATAATATTTATTGCCCTGTGCATCAATCAAAGGGGTATTAGCAGTCCCTTTTGGTAAAAGTCCGTATCCTTTAGGAGTGTGCGTAGAAACAAGTTGGGTGCGGGGGCGGGCAGGCGAAGGAAGAGGGACTTTTACTCCACCTACCGTCCCCGCCTCAAATCCAGCAGCCGAACTTCCTCCCGCAGATGGTTTTCTTACTAGATGCTTGATCTCCCTTGCCACCTCAATTCCAGATTTACCTACTTCATAACCAGCACCAAGAAGTGCAACTACTTCAGAGGCACGACCAAGCCCCCTTACTATTGGATGTTGTGCAATCTTTGAAACAATAGGAATAACCCTCTTTAACCCCTTCGGAGCGGAACGTAAAGCGGAACGTAAAACAGTAGTAGGAGACCTGTATTCTATTGACACTGATGAGCGGGGCGAGGGAGTAGGTGTGGGAGTGACGGATTTTGCGGGTGCTGGAGATCGTAAAGGGGCATGTTTTGTCTTTTTCCAGACTGGCATCTTGGTCGCCAACGCTTCCTTTATTTCTGCGTTCCCGATATTCTGTATCTTCGCAGGTATAGTCTTCGGTATCTTTCTGGTCGGTATCTTTATAGATATATCATGTGCAGTTGCTTTTGGTGGGATGTATGGTTTCTTTTTAGTCGCCATCTGTAGTATCTCCTTATCAGACATTTTAGATAATTGATCCATCCGAGATGTAAAGGAGGAGGCGTGTGCTTTGACCTCTTCGGCACTCGGAAATATACCCTTAATCTCTTCAACAGTCGGTTCTCTATTAAAAAGCCTTCTGAAAGCATTGAGTGATGCGTCATCTTGGGCATTGAGTTTACGTTTGAGATGTTTTTCTATTTCTTGTCTTGAAGATTGTAAGGGGGGCAATAGTTATCCCTCCCTCAACTTCCGAATCTCGTCGGGTTCATCCTTCGATACGTCTTCTTTATCTGGTTTACGAAGCATTAACAGGTTATCTGTATGAAGTTTCTGCTGAATCCTCATCCGCTGTTCATCTGCGATCTTATTTGTCCTCTCCAGTGCGTCTGGATTATTATTGATAATCTCTGCAAGTCCTTCTTTCATCTGGAAGTATGTGACATTTTCAGTCTTTGCTGTAGGTGCTGGAGTCTTCTTCTCCGCCAATGTCCTCATAAAGGAGTGACCAATCAGACCTTTAAGTTTACCATCAGCATAATCCTCAAATGATGCACCAAGTCCGATCATGCCAGCAATCTCTGTGATACTCATAGTTCGATTCTGTATGGCAGACCTCACCTCTTCCTTTATCAATTCTGCTAGTTGCCTAGCCTCAAAAGTAAAGGGGGCGTCGAGGGGGTCGGAAGGCGGTATGTAATCTGGAGTTTTAGTTTTCACAATAAAAAGTTCCTTAAAGAATACTATAGTAGACCATATCAACTTTGGTATACTCAAAAATTGATACGACTTACCTACTATAGTATATGTAAAGGGTACACTAATTATTTGGTTAGTAAATTAAATTGGACACAAATTATTGCTGTATTATCCATACCATACAGTATACCACAGTTTATCCGATTTGTCAAGGGTTTTTGAAAATAAATATTTTTGAAAAAATAAATAATACACTAGTAGATTCCGTTTGGCGTGGATCGTAAAGGGGGGATATGCCATCCACGAATTGTATTCTAAGGCAAGTCTACGCACAGACTGGACTAGTCTCGCAATAGTATCACGTTTACGTGTATTTACCCGCATGGTCAATCGGAACGATTGTGTGACAACACTAATACATTCGGTGTGTTAATACATTCTATGTAGTAACTGCAAAGATTGACAGGTAGTAGATTAATATATAGTAAATATAGTAACTTGATGAACTGAGGAATTTGGTAATCGGTGGTCGAGAAACCATTATACCGCCACGCCAGCATCTGCCAAGCCTCGACGCCTCCGCTTGTTGTGCATCGAGATTGCAAATTGACGAAAAAGTATGTATCCTTTGTATTGATCCAGTAATATTGAATGTATGAATACATAAACAAATCGCATGGACGGTATGTCATTAAATAGTGTTGCATTTTTATACAGTATACTAGTAGATTAATACATGTGGATATGTGCATCTAACTACTTTCGCCCGATGTCACAATATTTTGTTGACATCGGTGGAAAAAGTTAAAATACGGTAAAGGGACTAGTCAACAAATTATAAAAAGTGGTGTATTAATACATTATTTGCAACCGCATGGATAAACGGTTTGCATGCCACAATTTGTAAAGGAATGTGTTAATGTATTATTTATAATTTGAATTTGATTGGTATGCCACATAAAGATTGTTGAGATCTCGTAAAGGGTAAATATCCACATCCATAGAATTATAATTAATATATTAATACATTATTAATTATTTGATTAATTTGAATTTTTTAATGATCGTTTTTTCTTCGAAAATGTGTATCATTTTGGAACAAGACTTCTTAGTAAATTGTATCAGTTTGGAACGTCGCAATGTGACTGTATATTTGTTCCATAAGTATACTATTTGTATTGAAATGGAACGTATCCATTTATATCAATGTTGATGCGGGTTTACGTGGTTGGCATGATTTTTGCTAGTATCAATTTGGAACGTGGATTTGTTGACATATCCCCTTTATTTGTTGACAAACCATAAAACTCGAGTAAAGTCGTTGCTAAATGTTGGCATGATTCTTGCATATAAAAACAAAATAAATGGCATAAACGTAATGATACCAACGGTTCACGTGATCCAGTCTGTTTGCAATATGGAAACTGGCATGGGTATTGCATCTTCTCGGGTTGTTCATGTGTTCGTTATGCCGAGCCGATATTGCTCGGCATGTTGTTCTTTTACAATATACGTCTTTTACAATCTGCATGGAGGGTTTTACTATGTCAACCATTGATTTAACTGTACACTTTACGCACATGGTGGAAAAACGACAGATAAAAAAACTACGTCAAGTATTATCGTTACTCGGTTATACCAAAGTTGAATCTGATAAAACAATATCAGATATAAAGGAATCATTAAAACCAAAACCACCATTACCACCAAAACCTTTCAGGTATTGGGAGGAATGTGTAGAATTCTACATACCAGAAATCATTGAGGGTTATAAACTCAAGCATGGTAACACGTCTGGTTTTAATGGCAGACGTGCAATCAGAGATGCCTTGCAATCTGGCATGATTAAAATTGACGGATATACTGCCGATATGCTTGATTATTAATCCCTTTACGAATCTTTGGCAGGATTATTCCTGCCATTGACGACATCACGTTTTTGAGTTAGATGTCCTGATGAGTATTCTCAAAAACAAATCGCTCTTATACAACTAAATAGCTTTGTTATCCTGACTAACCATACTCCCTTTACTATCTTATAATGGCATATTGCCATGAAAGGTTTAACAATGGATTTTTCAGGATTCAGAACAAAAAGTACCAAATTGATCGCTGATGGCAAAGAAGAAGAGGTGCGCCAAGCACTGGAAATCTTTGGATTCTCGGAGGATGAGACTAATACCTTTATCAAAGAGGTTAAAATTGAGAAAATTCAGGCAGAATTGTCTGCTGATCGTATCAATTACCTCAAAGGTATTGAGGATGCTATGGGTATGGTGCTAGATGATCCATCTCCAGAGCATATTTCCAGACTGGAACGTTTAACGGAGAATTGGACTAAGATGCCTTCAATAACCATCGCACTTCAACGCAAAGTTGAAATTGACGAGAATTCCAAACTTGAGCATGTAATATTCTCTTGGAATAAAATTCCAAAGTTTGCTGGCGCTAGCATCACAACAAAAACCACCTCAACAGAATCTAATGGTGATCGTGCAAAAACCATTACTCCTCCAGAGCCATATAAAAGCTGGAGCGATGTTGCAACCGCCATGATACCCGATGTAGTCAAGGAATACATCGCAAAGCATGGATCAAATACTGGTTTCAATGCCAGACGTGCTGTGCGGGATGCCCTTAAAAATGGTAATATCTCGCTTGCTGGTTTCACAGCA